TTTGCATAGCAGCACCTTGAGTGCGTATGATCTCTTTGAGTTTTTTTTCTATATTGGTCTCAGTTTCTAATGTTTTAGGAGTGGCAGGTTTTTCTAGCAACAATCCCGGAACTGGTGTAAATGTTACGCCACTGAGTGGTTGTCGCGGTTCGCCTCGATCTGCATACATTGAATGCATGGCAATGCCTATTTGTGCAGGCGGTACACCAGTTTCGAGATTGCCAGTGATGCGTTGTCCCATTGCGCTCCGGACTGGTATACGATACTCAATGGTGTTGGGCTTGAACACATAATTGCCAGCAATCACAGGTGGTGTTTGCATGAACAACAGATCACCTTTGACATAGCCACGAAAGTTTGGTGGCAATGACGCTTCCAGTACTGGAAACAATGTAGCATAATCCTGTATAAGATTGTCTCTGCTGCCGCCTCTATTATTTTGTATATTGGCCATCATCTGCGGACTGGTGGCCATGCCGTCATAGCCTTTGGCATCAAATCCAGACCCGTCAGTGAGTACAAATTCTCCAGTGTCGGGCTTGCGGCCAAATATCAACGCAGGTTTTCCGTCCCACTTGGCAGTGGTGGTCTGTTGCGGTGCTTGGGTGGCATGTTTGACTATGTCCAAGGCTTTCTGTATGCCTGGTGCGCCTTGGCGAAATACATAATCTTCAAGATGCTCTATACCTTTGGCACGGCCGCCAACTCCAGCTTCTGCAGCTTCAATCACTGGGCGTTGATGTTCAACTAGTGCTACATATCCACGATTTACAATACGATCTCGTAATCTAGCTAGGAAATATGCATCACTTTCTTTTACTGTTTGGTCTGGCTCTTGCAAGCCTTCGCCGGCTAGATAACCACGGAAGTCTTGAAGTTTGGCATCACGGCTGGGATCTTTGGCCAATGCAGCATAGATTGATTCCACATTCTTTAGATTGGCACGAGTGGCACCACGCCCCAATAACACACTGGCCACATAGTCAGGATCCATGCCGCCTTGTACCAGTTGATTTGTGGCTCGAGAGAACATGCCATTGGCACCTACTCGGAGTCCCAGTTGCTTGGCTATACTGCTCATCAACACATTGCGGTTCATACCTTTGTAAGCTGAGTCTGTGCCGCCGCCATAAAAGAACTGTCCCCAATCCAAGTTAGGAAAGAACATAAAGTCAGTTTGTACAAAGCCACGATTGGCGTCACCGGCGATGGGGGTTTTTAAATGTACTTCCCCACCTTTCTTGACCCATTCTCTAGGATCTAGTGCTTGACTTTGCACAAACTGTGAAAGGATACCAGCCAGTTGTTCTTTTGAAACTTCATTGAGATCCACTGCAAGATCCAGATCTCCCGATGAGGGGGCTTTACCGGTTGACCCAAGCCAGCGTGTGGGGATGCCATCTTCTCCTACTTCGCTGGTGAAATCCAGGCCAGTAACTTGTTCTATCCATTGAACAGTGGCAGGTACATCCTGACGGTTAATACGCTGTGTGAGTGGCTCGCCTCGGGGCCCTTTGAATACATTTCCGCCTTCTAATAGATATCTCATGGTGCTGTGCCTGCTTGCTGTTTGGGGTGGGTTTGCATCAAAACTCCTGCTTCGTATGCAGCCTGTGCAATTGTTCGAAATTCGGCTAATTCTTGAGTGTCAACTTTTTCCACATCAAGATTACCCAATTGGCGTATACCTGCATACAATCGATTCATTATAGCATCAGCTTGATTGATATACACTGGTGTATAGGCGCCATTGTCATCCGCTTGAGATACCATTTGACTTAGATTTGTAAAATCCATGCCGCCGAGGAATTGACTCTGTGCCACTATTGAGTTCAATGCTTTTTTCAATCCGGTTTTGGATTGTGTACTGAGCTTTTCGGTGTCAGTGACTGCATCTGCTGCCAGGGCCTGAGACACCTGACGAGACCATTGACGTTGCATGTTTTGTGCAGCCCGACTGACCATCAACGGTATGTTTGCCGCAGCATCTTCATTGACGCGAGACTTTCTAGTCAGTTCATGAATTTGCATCTGTTTTCCTTACTGATCGAGAAAATTTACCAGCGTTTTTTGTTCGTATGGCATTGAGGAATTTTCTAGTGAGGTTTTCTGCTGTTTCAGCATCAAATTCTGATTCAATCTGCTCCAGCAACCTAATGGCATTGGCTATTACGTTGCTCGCGCGATTTTCTATCACCAACCGACGATCTCGCTCGATGTACAGACTGTCTAGTTCTTCTAGTATGCTGCGTGTTTTCTTTTGCATGTAAATCAGTGACCTTTGGATTATTTAGCGATTTCTGGATGTGAATAAATATCTATAACAAGGATACTACATAATGACCAGCAGCATCAACCCGCAAAATATCGACGCCAACTACCCGGTTGCCGGCGTGCCCAACAATACACAGGGATTCCGTGACAACTTTACCAACATCCAAACCAATTTTACCTACGCCGCAAACGAAATAACTGATTTGGAAAACAAAGCTGTGCTCAAGAGTGCATTGAGTGGCACCACCTTGGACAACAACATGGGTGATCAATTGATCTATTCTGCACTCATAAGAGATTTTTCTGGCAGCATTGTACAAAACACTGTGACATCCGGTGCCATTACCCTGGACTATTCGGCCGGCCATTATCAAACTGTCAGCACCACTGGTAGCATAACATTGGGATTCTCTAACTTTCCAACATCGGGCACTGTGGGCATGATGCGAGTGCAGGCCAACATTACCAATACTGCTTATACCATGACTCTTCCGGCCGCAGTCACGCTGGGGCTCACTGGCATCCAAGGTATCAGCGCCAATGTGATCACCTTTGGTGCCACTGGATATTATGAATTTGGATTTGTGACCAGCGATGGCGGTACTACTATTACTGTGTTTGATTTGAATAGGCCTTTAAGTTATTTTACCAACACTGTGAATGTGGCAGCCACTACTGCTAGCAGCAGTACCACCACAGGTGCATTGATCGTAGCAGGCGGTGTAGGTATTGCAGGTAACCTGTATGTGGGCGGAGACATATTTGGTAATGTGTCTGTGACAGACCTTTCTCTTGGCAATGTATCAGCATCTGGATTTGTCAGTGCAACAGGTAATGTCACAGGTGGTAATATACGCACAGGCGGATTGGTTAGTGCAACCGGTAATATAACTGGTGGCAATGTAATATCAAGTGGTGTGGTTTCATCTGCTGGAAATGTACGATTGCTTGCTGCCACTGCTGTACCTGCCGGTGGCACAGCAGGCGCTGGATTGTTGATGTCTAGTACTACCAATCTTGGTGTGTTTTTTGGATCTGGTGCGCCAACCTTGTCAGCTGCACAAGGCAGTCTTTATTTGAGAACTGACGGATCTACTACTGCCACACGTATGTATGTGAACACAACTGGCAGCACCACTTGGACTGCTGTGACCACTGTTGCTTAATTTGATTTGATCTGCTCCGGTAGTTCTTTTAGTTTTGCATTTTGAACATCTGCTGAAACAGTTCTGGGAATACAGCACGCCAATCTGTGCCCCGTCGTTGATCAATAGAGTCCAAGGTAGCAATTATTTTGAATTTTCGTTTGTCTGTATCTTTAAGAGCAAACACCCCATTTGTTAATTGTTGTCGGTGTTCTATAGGATCTGTAAATCGTGTGGTGTGGAAATTTGTTTGCAGCCACTCTTCTAACTGTTTGAGATTGTAAGAATTTAGTATGCCAACTGAGGTATTGGTAGCAAACATACAATTATGCGGCGCATTATCAATGTACCATTGCAAATTATCTGTCACCTGAGCCCACTTTGCTGGGAACCGTTGGTATTCAAATCTTTCACCAACATCATCAATGCTGAAATCAAGTTGCACCAATTTAAATTGTTCCCACAAAGTCAACAACTCTTTATTTGGTAATATAGTCCCATTGGTGTTGTAATTTAAGTGTACTTGATCTTTGTGCTCAATCGCATGTAACAATTTCACATGCTCTTTACTCAGCAACGGTTCACCGCCATTGAAATGTATAAATTGTATATTACTCAAGTTGATAGTTTTCCAAAACTGATTGGCCGTTGATTTTTGTAATTCTATAGGTAGCCCAAGTTCTTGCTTCCACACACTACTGTTATTCGGTCCGCATATCACACAGGCCAAATTACATGTATCGCCAGTCCAGTAATCCATACGAATCAGCTCAACCTTGTTGTTGTTAAGGTTGTGATCTTTATACCAAGAGTTGCTACCTTGCCGTCGGCTTGTTAGTCCAGCAGCTTCGGCATCTTTACAATTACTACATGCTGTTGGTAACTGTCCAGTAGATATCTCATTGCGAAGACTAACCAGGTATTTGTTGTTTAAAAAATCAATTACTTCAGCTGAGCGTACAGGAGATATACAACAAGGCGAAATTGCTAATGCATTTTTCTGAGCAACAATGTTTATATTTTTATAAATGTCAATACATGTCATTATGACGCTTTAATATTTTTCAGCAATTGATTGAGCTTGGTGCTTTCTACTACACCAACCACTTTGGCAACATCTCCGTGATTGACCACTGGTTTGTCCCAGGCATGTGTGCCACCTACAGGTGCCTGCCAAGCAGAGTTGTCGCTGGCAACAACTTGACTCTTGGCCTTGATTGAATCCATGATTGATGTTTGCGGCTTGTTATAACCAGTTCCTTCATCACCACCTTCGTCGGTGATACGCATGGTTTCAATGTTGTACTCTAGATCAATCTTTTGTCCCACACCTGTGGAACTGCGACTCTTCATACATTGAATCTGATACTTGCCGCGTTCTTTCATTGATCTGCTGGTAAAAATACCAAACACATTGTCTGCTGTGTTGATCTTGCTAATGCCGCCAGCAATGTGACTGTGATCAAATTCCACTTCTTCTACTGCACTGCGATTCAACTGACTTGCAGTTACCATGAGTATTTGCAGTTCTTTGGCCAAGTTGCGTAGTTCTTCACTCACATACTTGTCTTTGATAAACTGATCATTGGGATTGACTTTGACACTGATTGGCATCAACAGATCCAAGTAATCAATCATCACAAAGTCTACTTTTTTGCCTGTTTGAATCTGATACTCTTTCAAATATGATCTGATGTCATTGATATTGCTTTGTGCTGGCAAGCCTTTGACTTGGTAATTGCCCGACTTCTTGGCCATCATTTTGACCTTGAGCTCGGTGGTGTCAATGTCTCTACGTATGTCCTTGGTACTCATGTTTGTGAGCATGGCATCTGTACGTAAACTGGTCAAGTCTTCACTCAATTCCAGTGTGACGTATACACCACTGAGTCCTTGCTGCAACCAATTTAATGCAATGTTCATCATG